GATAAAGAATTTAAAACTATAATTGATTTAGATAACGAATGGAACGCTGATGACCTCCCCTAATGGCAATGGTTTTACACAAAAAGAAATGCTTACTTTAATATTGGAAGGACAACAAGATATAAACAAACGCATAGATGAGTTACACGAAAAGGTTAATCAAAAGATTTCAAGACAAGAATTAAGTGGATGGCTTGTAGCTATTTCCGCATTGGTGGTGCTGATAAACAACTTAATGTAATGGAAGAAGATTTTGTACTTCCTGATAATATGTTTACAGACAATCCTGTATTTGTAGATACTTCACAAGAATTTGATGATGATTGTGGAGATGCCTGTAAAATATGAAAAAGTTTTTTAGTTTACTTGCAGCTTTTTTATTAGTTACAACACCTGCTTATGCGTATCACACAGAAACACAAACACCTTATGGTATAACTAATACATTAAACAATGATGGTAGCATTACAGTTAGTTGGCAGGAATCAGATGGCTTAGAAGATAATCAACCTGAATACTACATAGTTTATATTGGACTTACTGAAACTGCTGATGATGTGTCAGTACAAACTACCTTTGGTTTTACAGAAGAATTGTCCTGGCAAGTCTATAACTTTACAGCAGAATATTTATATAACAATTTGTCTGTAGATAATCAAAAGATATATGCAAAAGTAAAAGCATTTCACGATACTAATGGTACAACTAGCGACTTTACGCCAGTAGAAAGTGTATTATATAATTATGATTATGTACCTACTTCAACGACATCTAGTTCGACAACAAGCTCTACTACATCATCAACGACTACTACCACGACTACAACTACGACTACGACTACTACAACGCTACCTAAAGCAGAAGATGTCGTGGAAGATGGTAACACAACCTATCTTGCGTGGGATGAGTATGGTTGCGAACATCCTAACAATCCCTTATCGTTTAAAGAATACCTTGAAGCAGTAGAAAGTGGAGTTTGGTTTGGTTATCAAGATGGTGACTGCTCTGACATACCTGATGATGTTATTGATATTATCGCAGAAGAGGAGATAGAAGATGAGATATTTGAAGAGGATGTGGTGGTGGATGGACTTACAGATTTGGAACTACCAGAGGAAGAAGTCATTGAGGAACTCACAGAAGAAGAAATGGCTGCAATAGAAGCAGAAATAAAAGCTGAAGAAGAAAAATTAATTCAAGAACAGATAGAAGCAGAGGAAGAATTACTTATACTTGAAGAGTTGGAGGATAGTGTAATTATTCTTGATGATTTATCTGAAGAAGAGATACAAGAGTTTGTAGATGTTATTCAAGAAATAGAAGATACTATTGAAATCATAGAGATTATTGAAGAAGAAATAATACTTGATATACCAGATGATATTGTAGTTATAATAATTGAAGAAGAAATTATAGAGGAAATAGAAGATGAGTTGGACAAAGAGATACCTGGAGATGACCCCATCACAGAAGATGAACTTCAAGATGAGGAGATTTTGGTTGAGCCAATACAGGAAGATGTTGAAGAAGAACCTGTAGATATTATAGAATCTATAACTGATATATTTAATGTAGAAGAAGTTGTAGAATTAACTGAAGAGGAACTACAAGTAGAAGTTGCAGAGATAGAAGAAGTTATTGTTATAGAGATAGAGATAGCAACTGAAGAAGAGATAGAGGAATTTACAGAAGAGGAGTTAGTTGAGTATGAAGAAGCAAAAGAAGAAGCTATACAAGAGTATGTACAAGAGCTTACCAACGAAGAAGCATCAGAGGTCCTAGAAGAAGTTAATGATATTGGTGTTCAGAACTTAGACCAGGTATCAGAAGAAATACAAGAGATAGTTCAAGCAGTAGTTGAAGAAGCTATTGAGGAGATAGAAGAACTTACAGAAGAACAAGTAGAAGTTGTTGCTGAAGTATTACAAATAGAAACAGAAGATGTTGAGATAATAGCTGAAGCTGTCAAAGAAGATGAAGTCGTAGCTGAAGCTGTAGAAGAATATGTAGAGAGAGCTGTAGAGAACGCAGGTGTAGAAGACTATACACTTGCTGATGTTGTCACAGAAAAAACTTATGAGGCATTCCTTGAAAATCCAATAGAAGTATTTGTAGATGTTGATATACAAGATATAAACCTATCAACCATTGGTGATGACATGACTCAAGACCAGAGAGAAAAAGCACAAGAAGTTGTAGTGCCAGTTATTTTGACTAGAATAGTAAGTATTGCAGCATTTGTAATGAGGAAAACATTATGATTAAAAAAATATGGAATTGGTTTGTAGAAATAATTAAGGAAACATTAAATTTGTCATGGACTCTTGTAGGTCTTGTTATTGCTACATTAACACTTACTGGTTCAGCACAACAAATTACAGGATTAGCCACTATAATTACATTAGTTATATGGTTACTTACCATAGGATTTAGAAAATGATATGTGGATTATGTTCAGGTAGCTGTGCTACTTGTCCATTAGGAGGAGGACTAATAAATGAAACTCACAGTAGTTAGAACACAATTTGGAACAGATGCAACTAATGGAATATTGTTAGTTAATGGTCAGTTTGAATGTTATACATTAGAGGACCAATACCAGGCAGTAAAAGTTATGCACGAAACCTGCATACCTGAGGGAACATACGATATAAAGTTTAGAAAAGTTGGTGGATTTCATACTAAATATTCAGAGAGATATGGTAACTCACACTATGGTATGTTGCACTTACAAGATGTACCTAACTTTACTTACATACTTATACACGCAGGAAATACAGATGAACACACATCAGGTTGTTTAATAGTAGGGGAAACTCAACAAGATTTAGATTTAAGTGATGATGGATTTATAGGACACTCAGGCAAGGCGTACCTAAAGTTATATAACAAGGTGGCAAAAGAGTTATTACTTGGCAAAGAAGTAAGCATAGAGTACACAACTATAACTAAGTTACTAGAAAAACCTGCATCAAATGCTTCCACTGATGATGTTATTTTAACTAGAACAGTTATGGATAAATTGCAAGAACTGAAAGAAGATATTTCTGAAGTCAATGGAAATGTTATAACTAATAACGCTATGCTAAAAGGTAGATTAATAACATAATGTTTGAAAGATTTAAAAGAAAAAGAAATTCTGATGGTACATTCAAGAAGGATGTGGGGTGGACACCTTGGAACGAAGCATGGAGTTATAAAATGAGTGATGACTTAAAAGATATGCTTGAAAGAACCGCCTGGACCTTTATTGAAGCGTTCATAGGTGCATTAACAGTTGCACCTCTTGTTGGTGTAGAAGCTGAAACACTTCAGTTAGCTGCACTTGCAGGTGGTGGTGCTGCATTAGCAGTAATCAAGACATACGCTAAAAAACAAATTACAAAATAAAAAACTATCACACTGGTCTTGTATAATATAGATACAGGGCAAAGGAGGTAAATATGCCTAAAATACCAGAAGAATGGGGAAATAACTTCTATAAATCAGGGTGGCAACCAGGGTTAGAAGTAAATGAACAGACAGGGTTAGGTGAAATAACTCATGTTGGAACAGACCCAGATTATAGAAACAAGTTTGATTCTATATTATTACAGTGGGGTTTTGACCCTAAACATTATGAGATAGAGGGTTCAGTTCGTGCATCTTCATGGAATGTACAGTTAAAAGGTGGGAGAACAGAAACTTTTTATGCGTTTAAAGGCATTGTAAAGAAGAAAAGACCAGGACATGACAAATATTTCCAGGCATTATTCAAACAAGCAGGTCGTAAACCACCTTTAAAATTAAAAACACATGGCGGTGACACCGCTTTTTTGTTTTTCATGGCAGATTGGCAACTTGGTAAGCGTGATTTTGGTGTAGAGAATACGATTAAAAGATACGACATAGCTTTACAAGATGCAGTAAATAGAATTAAAGAACTGCGTAAAATAGGTGTGCAGATAGATGAAATATATATGATAGGATTAGGCGACCTTACAGAAAATTGTTATGGGTTTTACGATAGCCAACCTTTTAACATTGAACTAACAATGATAGAACAGTATGCGTTGGCTAGGTCAATGATGATGAAAACAATAGATACTTTCTTACCACTTGCAGATAAACTTGTTCTTGCAGGGTCACCTGGTAATCATGGTGAAGCATCTAGGTCACAAAAGGGTCAAGTTGTTACTAACAGATTAGACAATACAGATACCATGCACTTACAAATATGTGGTGAAATTATGAAAGCTAATCCTGATAGGTATGAAAAGGTATCAGTAGAAGTTCCTGATGGCTTTCATCAAGTAATGGATATAAAAGGTGTTACTTGTGGATGGACACATGGACATATGACTTCAGGTGGTGGTAGTAATCCTGAAACTAAAATAGAGAACTGGTGGAAAGGACAGATGTATGGTTTTCTTCCTGCAGGTCAATGTCAAATTCTTGTCACTGGTCACTACCATCACTTTAGAAGTAAGCAACAAGGTGATAGGACCTGGTTTCAATCTCCTAGTTTAGATAAATCCATAGACTTTACCGCTAGAACTGGTATGTGGTCGCACCCAGGTGTCCTTACATTTACAGTTAATGAAAAAGGTTGGGATAACCTAAA